CATGGCTCTTAATTTAGACCAAATTCGTAATCGTCTCAATTCACTTCAGACAACAACCTCAAGAACAAATAATATGTATAAACCACAACCTGGTAAACAAGTTGTTCGTATTTTACCTTATAAGTTCTCAGATGACACCACAGTAGGTGGTGCTTTTATTGAGCAGTATTTTCACTATGACATCAATAAAAGAACATATCTTTCACCGATTACTCGTGGTAATCCAGACCCTATTCAAGAGTTTGCAGAAAGACTAAAATCTACTGGTAGTCGTGAGGATTGGAATCTGTCTAAGAAACTCACTCCTAAACTTCGTACATTTGCAGCAGTAGTTGTTCGTGGTGAAGAGGGTGAAGGTGTTCGTTTTTGGGGATTCGGAAAGATGGTATATGAAGAATTACTATCTATCTTAGCAGACCCAGATTATGGTGACATCACAGACCCAGTGAGTGGAAGAGATGTTCAAGTTGAAGTCAAAATGCCAGAAGAAACTGGTAAGTCATATCCAACAACAACGATTAGGGTAAAACCAAATCAAACTCCAGTATCATCTGATGAAACTCAAATGAAAAATTGGGTTGAGAATCAAACTGATATGAAGGAAATCTTTACAGAAAACACATATGATGAACTGAAAGAGATTCTTCAGAATTGGTTGAATCCAAGTGATGATGTACAAGAGGAAAGTGTTGGTACGAAAGAAGACACAACTGAGTCTAAGTCTACTGAAAAAACAACTTCAGCAGATACCACAAAGGTCACTAATGTAAGTGACGCATTTGACGAATTGTTTAATTCATAAAACGACAATCAATATAGTGGGTAGTATCTTACAACAACGATGAGATGGCTGTTATTGTACGCCTAACTACCCACTTTTTTACATAGAGGAAAGAAATTAATGAAAAAGAAAGAGACAATACGAGACGAACTTGCTGATGTTCTTGCTGATAAACTAAATAATCAGTTCAAGGATGGTAAGGTCGCATATTTTCTTGATGGGGCTACTGAGTCACCATCTTCAATTAGAGATTGGGTTTCTACTGGGTCATCAATGTTAGATTTAGTAATATCTAACCGACCAGATGGTGGATTACCCGTAGGTCGTATAACCGAGGTTACAGGTCTTGAAGCATCTGGTAAATCGTTATTGGCAGCACATACTCTTGCAAACACCCAGAAAAAGGGTGGAGTGGCAGTTTATATTGACACAGAGAGTGCCGTTAGTCATGACTTTTTAGAAGCAATAGGTGTTGATTTAGAAAAAATGTTATATGTACCACTTGATACAATTGAAGACATATTCTCAGCTATAGAGCATATTATAGATACGATTCGTAGTTCAGACAAAGATAGGTTAGTCACAATTGTGGTTGATTCAGTAGCCGCAGCATCTACGAAAGTTGAGATGGAAGCAGACTTTGATAAAGATGGTTATGCGACAACCAAGGCAATAGTAATTTCAAAAGCGATGAGAAAAGTTACAAATCTCATTAGTCGTGAAAGTATATGTCTCTTGTTTACAAATCAATTGAGACAGAAGATGGGTGTTATGTTTGGAGACCCTTGGACAACAAGTGGGGGGAAGGCGTTAGCATTCCACTCTTCTGTTCGGTTGAGATTAAAGAACCTTGGTCAGATAAAACAAAAAGTATCTGGACAAGACCAAACAATTGGTATCAAAACAAAATGTCAAGTAGTAAAGAATAGGATGGGGCCTCCAATGAGACACGCAGACTTTGATATCTACTTTGATTCTGGTATTGATGATGTTGGTAGTATATTAAAAGTTCTTAAGAACTATAAACTCGTTAAGTCTGGTGGAGCGTGGTATACATTAAAGATTGATGGTAAAGAAGATATTAAGTTTCAAGCAAAAGACTTTGAAGAAATACTAAATAGAGATGGTATGAAAGAGTATTTATATGAATTGATTTGTGACAAACTCATTATGAAATATAAAGAAAAACCAAACCATACTATTGGTGAAGATGTTGAATATGATAAAGAAGTAGAGGGATAGAATATGCCAAAGAACTATTTGGAAATGTTCAATGACCTTGTAGACGAAAAAGAACATCAATCAAAGTTTTCAGATAAGAACGATAGAATACTTTTAATAGATGGTTTGAATACATTCATAAGAAACTTCTCTGTTAACCCAGCAACTAATGACGATGGTCTTCATGTCGGTGGGTTAGCAGGTTCTCTTAAATCAATTGCATTAGCAATTAGAACAACATCTCCAACTGCTTGTGTTGTTGTTTTTGATGGTAAGGGTGGTTCTTCTAAACGAAGAAAGTTATTTCCAGAATATAAAGCAAACAGAAAAGTACATCGTAGATTAAATAGAACTGATTTTCATGATGGTATAAACGAAGAAGAAGCAATGAAAAGACAAATTGTGAGACTCTTTGATTATTTAGAAACACTACCTATAAAGACTATGATGTTTGATGGTATGGAAGCAGATGATGTCATAGGATATGTATGTTCTAACCTATATCCTGATTCAGAGAAAGTAATTTATTCAATGGATAAAGATTTCTATCAACTGGTAAATGACAAGGTTTCTGTTTATAGTCCAATCAAGAAGATGACAATTGATGAGAAATGGATTGACCATGAATTTGGTATGACACCAAAGAACTATCTAATATACAGAACATTAGATGGAGACAAATCTGATGACATAGATGGTGTTAAAGGTTGTGGTCATAAAACTCTTCAAAAAAAACTACCTCTTTTGTTTGATGAAGAGATAGTTAATATAGATGATGTTCTTAAGTATTCCAACGAACACAAATCAGAAGCAAAGGTTTTAGAAAACATATCAAATGATGGTAAAAAATTACATAGAAATTATAAACTTATGCAATTGTTAGATGTTGACATCCCAGCAAGAGCAAAATCAAGAATACGAGGTATCATGGATTCCAATGATGGTGGTCTTCGTAGAGGAAGTTTACATAAAATGTTATTAGAAGATAAGATGTTTGATTCATTTAAGAACCTTGATTATTGGCTTCGGTCTTCCTTTACAACACTACAAGCGTTCTTGAGTTCTAAATGAGTCAAGTAGAAAACTTTACAAACTACGGAAAAGCATTTCAATCAAAGACAATTGTCTGTTTAATAAAAGACAAACTATTCATACAACAAATATTAGATATATTAGAAACAAAATATTTTGAATCTGAGTCTGATAGATGGATTGTTGACATGATAAAAACATACTTTACAAAGTATAAAAAAGTTCCAACTATGGACGCAATAAAAGTAGCACTATCTGAAATAGATAATGATATATTAAAAGTGGGTGTAGTTGAAAACTTAAAAAATGCTACAAAGTATGTTAGTGCAGATGATTTAGATTTTGTTAAAGAAAAATGTATTGACTTCTGTAGAAATCAAAATTTAAAGAATGCTATATTACAATCAGTTGACTTACTTGGTGCTAAGAACTATGATGGTATTAAGAAGTTGGTTGATGACGCAATGAAAGCAGGTACTGAAAGAGATATTGGACATGATTATAAGATTGATATTGATTTGAGATTTGAAGAGTCAGCAAGAAAATGTGTTCCAACTGGTTGGGATAGTGTTAACGAGTTAATGTCAGGTGGATTAGCAGCAGGAGAACTTGGAGTAGTGGTGGCACCAGCAGGTATTGGTAAGTCATGGGGACTTGTCGTAATAGGTGCTGCAGCAATAAAGAAGAAGTTAAATGTAATTCATTACTCTTTAGAGTTGAATGAAAGTTATGTTGGTTTAAGATATGATGCATCATTTACTGAGATAGCAATGCAGAATCTAAAGTGGGAAAAAGAACAAGTAGAAAAGAAAGTAAAAGCATTACCAGGAAACTTGGTTCTAAAGTATTTTCCAACGAGAACGGCAACTGTAAATTCACTTGAAGCTCATATTGAAAAAACCATATTAGCAGGTTATAAACCAGATATGATTATAGTTGACTATGCAGATTTACTCAGAGATATATCAGCATCAAAAGAACATAGACACGCACTTGGTAACATCTATGAAGATTTGAGAGGATTGGCAGGAACATATGAAATACCAGTATGGACTGCTTCACAAGCAAATCGTTCATCATTAGAAGAAGATGTCATTGACGCATCTAAAGTAGCAGAGGCATATAGTAAAGTTATGACAGCAGACTTTGTAATGAGTTTAAGTCGTAAGGTTAATGATAAGATTTCTGGAACTGGTAGATGGCATATTATCAAAAATCGTTTTGGACCAGATGGTATGACTTTACCTTGTAAAATGGATACCTCTAATGGTCAAATTTTCATCTATGATGAAAGTTCAAGTAATGGTCAAGAACAACAAGGTAAGATGAATCAAGGTTCAGAATTTGTCAGAAAAGAATTAGCAAAAAAATTCAGTTCAATGGGGTAAATAGTTTACCAAAATATATGAATATAAGACTACTTAGAATAGTGAAGAAGAATATTTTAAACAAAAATTACGGAGAATTTTAAGAATGGAGAAGTTTACATTATCAGAAAATTTTATAGATAAATATAAAAGAAAGAAACCACCATTTGGTTTTAATGGTTTGGGTGAGTTAGTTTACATGAGAACCTATTCAAGAATTAAAGAAAATGGAAAAAATGAAAAGTGGTGGGAAACCATCAGAAGAGTCGTAGAGGGAACTTACTCCATGCAAAAAGATTGGATAGACTCACATCAATTAGGGTGGAACCCGTGGCAAGCACAAAAATCGGCACAAGAAATGTATGACCGAATTTTTAATATGAAATTCTTGCCACCTGGACGGGGTCTGTGGGCTATGGGAACTCCCATCACAGAAGAAAAAGGTTTATACGCCGCCCTCAACAATTGTGCATTTGTATCAACCGAAACACTAAAAGATGATTATGCAAAACCTTTCACATTCTTAATGGATGCAAGTATGTTGGGTGTTGGTGTAGGATTTGACACGAAAGGTGCTGGACAGATAGTAGTTAAAGGGATAAACAAAGACAAAGACACTCAAGTATTTGAAATACCAGATACTCGTGAAGGTTGGGTAGAATCTCTAAGACTATTATTAGAGAGTTATTTTCATGGACAAGCACCAATGGAGTTTGACTATACAAAAATAAGAGGTGCAGGTGAACCAATTTCTGGATTTGGTGGTGTAGCAAGTGGTTACGAACCATTAGAAGAAGTTCATGACGCAATAAGAAAAGTTCTTGATAGTAATAGTGGTAAACCAATCTCAATTACAACAATCGTAGATATAATGAATCTCATAGGTAAATGTGTTGTAGCAGGTAATGTAAGAAGAACTGCTGAAATTGTATTCGGAGACCCACATTCAGAAGAATATTTAGATTTAAAAAACTATAAGGTAAATCCACATCGTGACCAATATGGTTGGACATCTAACAATAGTATATTTGCAGAGTTGGGTATGGACTACACCGATGTCGCAAAAAGAATTGTAGATAATGGTGAACCAGGATTAGCATGGTTAGAGAACATGAAGAAATATTCTCGTATGAAGAATGGTGGAGATTGGAAAGACCATAGAGTAGCAGGTGGTAATCCTTGTTTAGAACAATCTCTGGAATCATATGAGTTATGTTGTCTTGTAGAAACATTTCCTGCAAATCATGATTCATTAGAAGATTATAAAAAAACATTAAAGTATGCTTATCTATATGCAAAAACGGTAACACTTGGTAAGACTCATTGGTCGGATACAAATCGTGTGATGTTAAGAAACAGAAGAATTGGATGTTCTGTTAGTGGTGTCGCACAATTTATTACTAAGAATGGAATGGAAAATTTAAGAACTTGGTTAGAAGAGGGATACACTACGATTCAAGATTGGGATAAAATCTATTCTGATTGGTTAGCAGTACCTAAGTCTGTGAAAACGACATCGGTAAAACCAAGTGGCACAGTTTCACTATTAGCAGGAGCGACTCCAGGATTACATTACCCTGAGAGTCGTTTTTACATTAGGAGAATGAGGTTATCAAAACACTCTGAACTATTAGAACCATTAAAAAAATACAATTACAAAGTAGAACCAGCATTTGGTTCAGAAGATACAACAATGGTTGTTGAGGTTCCAGTGGATGTCGGTGAAGGAATACGCACTGTGGGTGATTTATCCATATGGGAACAATTCTCTTTAGCAGCATTTATGCAGAGACATTGGGCAGACAATCAAGTTAGTTGTACCGTGACCTTTGACCCCAAAACTGAGGGTGGTCAGATACCACAAGTGTTGAATTATTTTCAGTATCATTTGAAAGGTATTAGTTTATTACCAAGACATGATTATGGTGCTTATAAACAAATGCCATATGAGTCAATAGATGAAGAAACATATAATAAAGAAGTATCTAAACTTGGAAAACTTACATTTGGTTCTATCAAAAATGAAGAAGCAGATGTTGATAAATTTTGTAACAATGATTCGTGTGAGATTGTACCGATGACCGGCGATAATGATGACCAGGACTATGCGAATTAGAATCAAATTACAGAACCAAAAGCGGACAGGCAGACGACGCACCTGTAGAAAAATGCGTCATTTCATAACAACAATGATAGGAGAACGATTATGAAAATTCGTAATCTAATTACATCTATTATGATAACAACTGGTTTGTT